TTAAATTTTCCTTTTAACGCCAGACTTTGCTCGTTCTTTAATATTAGTTTGAATATAAATTTGATCTGTTGTCGCAATTTTTGCGTGGCCTAAATCTTCAGATAAATGCTTAAGCGGCCGCGTTTGCGCATCATGTGTTGCACCAGTATGGCGAAGCCAATGTGCAGTAGCAGCTTCAAGTTGTTCAGCATCATCTTTAAAACCATCATCTAATAATGATTGTTGAGCCAAATCAAAACTTTGTTGTACTAAACGGCGAATTTGCCTAACAGTCATGCCACCTTGGCCCCTAATTTTATGGACCAAAGGTTCGGATTCATCAACGCGGGGAAGGGCGGGTAACCCTCTGTATAATCTATAACGTTTTAAATATTCAACAAAATCATCGCTTAACGTCACATCACGAAGTTTATTGCCTTTACCCATAATACGTAAAAACCAAAATCCGTCATTATCTTGCCAAAAATGCGACATAACAGGCGACCACTGCGGGCGCTCTGACAATTCAGAAATTCGTAAATACAGACCTTTTAAACAAGCTAAGGTAAATAAATTACGTTCTAAATCTGGTTTTTTCTCGCATAAATCGCGAGTAACCCCAAACACATATTCCCACTGTATATCGCTTAAGGTGTCTGGGATCTGAATTTGAGATTGCACAACTAAATACGGGCTATTTTTTTTCACAACAGGAACAAAATTAGCAAAGGTTTTTTCTTCTAATAATGAAAATTTATAAAAAACATTGAGTGCAGTAAACATAGCCGATAATGTTTGCTGACTTGCCGTTGATTCTTTTAACATAAAAGGGCGCCAATTTTGGTTTAATCGGCGGATACCTTGCTCATCTTTATAGCGCCATTGCACTGATGTTGATGCCCATTTTTTATCAGGCTCAACCATAAAATCTACATAAGCTTCTATGTCTTCACGTTTTAAATCGAACACTGATTTTTCGGCAATTAACCATGACCATAAATAAAAACGTTCGAGTTCGTTTCTAAAACGACTGTATGTTGCCTCTGATTTTCGGCCATACACATATAAAAATTGGTATAAAAATTTAAGATCAGATTCTGATTCAGTTACAGTCAAGCTAACTTGCTGTATAAAGGTAGCTAGTTCTGGGTATTCTGAATTAAGAGTGCCATCATCAAGATGAGCAATTTGATACCTTAATTGTTTTAACGTATCGACTAACGCAACAAGCATAGTATATAAATATTCAATTAAATAAGTTAGTTACAGAATAACCTTTAAGTCCGATACTGTCTAGTATTGGACATAGCAATTAAATACTTATTTTAGACTATGCTTAAATTGCCATGCCAAATCTTATTAAGGAAAAATTATGAAAAAATTTAGTATATTATTTTTACTTACACTCTCGTTGGCACTTACAGGTTGTGCGACTACCGGTAGTGCATCACCAAGCGAAAAACGGTCTTTAGTACAAAGTATGAAAAGTAACACGCTTAGTAAACTTTATACTAAAAAGCCTGATGTTAAAACGCAAATAGCAAATTCAGCAGGCTATGCAGTTTTTGATAACGCGAATGTTAACGTTATTCTTGCTAGTTTTGGTGGTGGTTATGGCGTAGTAAAAAATAACTTAACCGGTAAATCTACTTACATGAACATGGGTGAAGCTGGTTTAGGGTTAGGTTTAGGTGTTAAAGATTTTAACGTAGTTATGGTTTTTCATACCCAAGCAGCAGTAAATAGATTCATTGAACACGGTTGGGCTTTTGGCGGAAACGCAGATGCAGCAGCAAAATACGAAGATAAAGGTGGAGCATTGGTAGCCGAAGCCATTGCAGACCAAGTTACTGTATATTCTGTAACCGAAAATGGCCTTGCACTACAAGCTGTTCTAAAAGGCACTAAATTTTGGGTAGATTCTGAGCTAAATTAACCATTAATAACTCTCCTAAAAGCGGGCTGGTTTGAATAATCACGCTCGCTTTATTACTTACCATTCAATTTAACATAACGTAATTTATGAGCTATCGCTATTACGCAAATGCGTCCTCAGTTGGAGCATTCGTCAGTCCTGCAACTAGTGTTAGCGCTACACATGCTGCACTAATCTTTTTTACAATATCAGTCCAAACTTTACTTTCTTCTTTGGTTTTAGATTTTTCAATAGCTAAGTTAAGTAAAGCTGCTTTTTGATCCATTCCAACTTTATTAGCCAAAAAAATACACTGATTAGCAGTTAAATGTCTTTCACCACGCTTAATTTGTGATAAAGAACCTGACGTAACACTATCCAAGTCAGCAACAACTTGTTTGTCCTGAGAATAGCCCATAAATTCTTTGTATTTTTCAATGAGTTGGTAACTAAATGACATATATATCTCCTCTCTAAATCAATTATAGCGCACAAAAATGTAAAATATATTCTTGACGTTGCACAAACTTGTGCGCTACATTCTGCGCTATTGCACAAGTTTGTGCATTATATTTGCAAGGAAATACGGATATGAGTTTAACTTTAAAATCATTTAACACACTTCCAATTTTGGTTTCATTCGCCGTATTCCTACTTGCTGAACTTATGCAACATACCATTCTTATTTGGTCATCTATTTTTGTTTTTTCTCTTGGTGTTCTATGTGAAATTTTATTTCAAGTAGCAAAGTACCAAATTAACAAAACTGTTTATTCAGATGATGAGGTTTAAAATGAACTTATTATCTAACGCCCAATATTCTCAAGTTTTCCCTCTAAAAACAGCTATTAATTTAACTGCTAATTTTGATAAATTTCACTCAGATATTAGCATTCATAACTCTAATAATAAGCCCGCAACAGGTTTCTATTTTGATAGTAAAGCCTTTAGAAATCGTGTTTTTAAGACCCATTCAAACTTATCTCATATGCTAAGTACTGGTTATTTTTTAGCTGAAAAGTTCAATGGTTTAGTTGAAGCAGATAGACGATTGAAGCATGCCGATACAGCTTTAAAGCTTGGCAATCCTCTTTTTGGTCATATAAATTTATCATGTTCAGACGATGAATTATGCGAAATTGCAGAGCAAAAAGCCCGTTATTGTGAGCTGAAAATAAGTAAAAACGGCCATACTTTATCTGTATTTAATATCCTTGTTAAATACTTAAATTCCTTTGATATTCAAGAGCCTGAACTAGTTTCACCTTATTGCACACACTTTTCAGCAGATTCTTTAACAGGTATTTTAAACCGCTTTGCTGACCCAATTTTCTGGCGTCGTAAGTTACGTAAAATCCAAGCGTTTACTATCGAACAATTAGCGCGTGATTTAAGACTCGTACATAAAAAAGCAAGTGCTTATGTATCACAACCAACCATCCAGAACCGCCGAGAACGTAAGCGCAAATCAGCCGAAATAATGTCTGATTTATTTGTTGTTCCAAACGATGCAAACCCTTTTGATGAGTTCGAAACACTGCAATCAATTATTGAACGTTCGCACACATCTGGTAAACAACAAGCGGCTGAATTAATGGTTCGCATTCGTGGCTTTGAAGAACTAGCAGACATGCATGGCCATCGCGGTGAGTTCTACACATTATCAGCACCAAGTAGATTTCATGCAGTTCATCATACAGGCCGACCAAATAATAAATATGATGGTTCAACCCCTCAGGATGCACAGGAATATTTTAACGGTATTTGGAAACGTGCCCGCGCCCTATTCTCAAAACAAAATTTGCGCCCTTACGGATTCCGTGTTGTTGAACCTCATCATGACGGTTGCCCACACTGGCACATGCTTTTATTCATGCAAAAAGGCGATGCAATACAAGTTCGCGCAATCCTGAAAAAGCTTTGCACCGAAGATACACCAAGCGAATTTAGAACAAGCACCACCCGCTTTAAGGCTATTACGATTAATAAAAGTAAAGGCTCTGCTGCTGGTTACATTGCTAAATATATTACTAAAGCCGTAACTGGTGACAGCATAGACAAAGTAATTTGCTCGCAAGCGGGTGAAATGAAAATACTTCCAGCGGATGCCGCTGAACGTGCATCTACTTGGGCAAGCACTTTTGATATTAGACGTTTTCAGCAAATTGGTGGCCCATCAGTCACCCTTTGGCGTGAACTTAGACGATTAGGCCAAGGTGATACTGGCAAATGTGAGGTTGCAAACGCAATGAATACAACACTAGACACAGTTTCAAAATACGCACTTGAGAAGGTACGCCAAGCTGCTGATTCATCAGATTGGAAAGCATTTTGTCTTGCAATGGGTGGCGTCCAAGTTAAACGTAAAGACCAAACGTTACGCATTCACTACCAATTGCCCGATATTGTTGACCGCATTACTGGCGAGGTTAGCCGTAGTGAATCTAAATCACCCTACTTTGCCACTAAATATGGCGACCAACCAGCTAACCGAATCTTAGGCGTTGCTTGGGATGCTGTTGTAGTAATTACTCGACGCGGTACTACCCAGATACTCACTGAAAAAGATATTAAATCACAACGTAAAATCATGTGCGGTGTGTCTGAACAAATACAAGCTTGGCACGATGACGGCCGCTTATTCGCACCTAGTGATGAAGATATGCAGTTCCTTGAAGCGTGCGTTCTTGAGGATTATCAAAACATGTGCTTATTCATGGATTACGAAGCTCTGGCTGGCAATATTTCGAGCGACGAAGTCGCGAGCTTGGACTTGTGTCATTAACTGTAACTATTAATAAAATTAAACCCAATTGGAGAAATTATGAATATTGAAGGCGCTATTACAGACCTAGTAAAAGTTAACCGCACAGATGATAAAGGCGCTCCCCTGCCTACAACTGGCGAATTTAAACTTCATACAAAAAACCCAGCTCAAATTTTATCTGTAAAGGTATCTGCTGACCAATTTAATGATGGTACTTATCAACAGTTGGAAAGCTTGCAATCGGACCCTAATGGCTGGGGTTTAAAGCCTGTGTTACTCAATATTGAATATTACGAAGGTGCTAACGTAGCACGTCAAATGGATTGGAAAGGTTTCCGCTTACATAGCTTACCTACAGAAACAAAACAGGTTAAAAGCTAGTTATGCAATGTATTTATCTTAATGCTGACGGCACATTAAGCCCAACAACTGAAACACTTGAACAATGCTCTGGTTTTGTTTTGGTTCCTTCACATGATGCGGCTTCTTATGTCGATAGCATTCAGATAACGGCTCTTGAAATATCAGAGTCATTTACTTGGGGTTTCGGCCTCATCATTTTTTTTGGTTTTTTGTCTTACAAAGCTAAGGCGGCCAAAATGGTTATTAATAAACTTTAATTAAGGAAATATCATGACTGAAGTATTTGCAGCAGTAGATTTAACAACAGTAGCAGCATTCGTAACAGGTGCAATGGTTATCGTTGTTGGTGTAGCAATGGCTTTTAAATCTGGCTCTCTTGGTAAACGTGCTGTTAACCGAGTTTAAGTTCAGGAGTAATTTATGGGCGGCTTAATTGTCGCCCTTATCTGCACAATAACTGCAATGATAGGGGCGTTAGCAGGTTTCATAGTTTGTAAAAATTTCGGATGGGCCTAAAATTATGAAATCAAAAAAACTATTAATTGCGCTTTTAAGCGCTTTTTTTATATTCACTCATTTATCTTCTGCATCTGAACCAGATTTAGGAGATTTAAAAGATCCAAGACAAGAACCTACATGGTGTGTTGACGCTTGGGGTATAACTGGTTGTGGAGAAAATCAGACTGAAGCTAGTCAAAATGCTTGTTCTGCATATTTAGCACAAAGACCACTTCCAGATTCCACTTCTGAAAAACGCTACATATCACAAGAATGTGAAGATGGTTTAAGACCGGACTTTAGAATTTATTTTCAAGTAATGTGTACTGCCAGTTCCTGCGCTGGCGAATGGGGTGAGACTTCAAGAGGTCGTGCTCAATCTGTAAGATATGAAAACATGGTTGAAACTTTTGAATATTCTTGCCCACCTTATACAGCACCTAAACATGTAATACCTGTTCCTACTGACCCTACACCTGAGGACGGCCCCCCATTTCACTGTGCTATGCCCTTAGAACCTGTAGAACCAGATCCTGATTGTCCAGACCCTACTGATGCAGACCCATATGTTTTTGGTACAACTTCAAATTCTACTAGCGTTTGTTTTCCAGCTCCAAACAACCGCCAATGTGAAATTCAAACCGATTCAAATGGCGGTTATTATTTACCTGTTTCATATGGTTCATCTGAACCCGTTTCCTGTGTTCCTGACCCAGAAGAACCAGATGAACCTGAGGAACCCGAGGAACCTGAGGAACCTGAGGAACCAACAAACCCAGATGACCCAGATAAAACACCTGAACCTGATTCACCAGACGACCCCAAAGAAGCTGATGATTCTGATAAATCAAACGACTTAGACGCACTTAATCAAGTTAATGATAATTTAAAAACCATTAACGATAATATTAACCGTTCTGAAGAATCTCATAGACAACGTTTAGACCGCATAGCTAAAGAGACTCAAAACTCAAACGAACTATTAGCAACCATTAAAGAAAATACCTTGAATACTTATAAGGGAACAATTGACACTCAAGAGGTTATAAGGGATCAAATTAAAGAAACCGTTAAAACTACTACACAAGTCGAAGGCGTTAAAATTGGTGTTGAAGGCGTTAAACTTGGCGTTGAAGGTGTAAAAACTGGTGTTGAAGGCGTTAAAACTGGTGTTGAAGGCGTTAAAACTTCTACAGAAGGTGTCCGCACTGAAGTTGTTAAAACAAACGATTTACAAGCTCAAATACTCGAAGAACTTAAAAAGCAAAATAATACTTCTGTGGAAAGCACCTTTGACCCTAACGGTTCACAAAGTTTTTATGAATCCGTTTACGAGGACGGTTTTCAGGGAGTTTGGGAGACACAAAGTGAAGCATTAAAACAAACAGGCTTATTTAATTTTTTAGAACAATTTAAGTTAAATTTTGCAGGTGGTTCTGCACCAGATATGCAGATTTGTTTCGACGTCATGGTTGATTTAGGTTGTAAATCAATACCTTTTGATTGGTCTGTAATTCTACCTTTTTTAAAACTTTGCATACTTTTAACTGCTGCTTTTACATGCCGCAAAATAATTTTTGGAGGTTAATATGTTGGATTGGTTTGCAACAACTTGGAACGAATTTAAAAGCTTTCTTTGGAGTATCGTTTTATCAGTTCAGGAAATGCACAAAGATTTAACTATTTGGATGTTTGATAGTCTTTTGGACATTACACGGTTAGCACTCGAAGGTGTTGATTCTTATTTTGATGGTTTAGACATAACAGCTTATACCAGCTCAATACCTCCAGAAGTAGGTTGGTTTTTAAATCAGATTGGCGTACCTCAAGCACTTACAATGATAGTAACTGCATTAACAATTCGTATAGTTTTACAACTTATTCCTTTTACTAGATTAGGCAGCTAATAAAATGATAAATGGCATTCAAGGTAAACCAGGCGGCGGCAAAAGTTACGAAGCCGTTGTCACTCATATTCTACCAACCATCACAGAAGATAGAAGAAAGGTAATAACCAACCTTCCTTTAAATATTGATAAATTTTGTGAAATTTACGGTGAATATTGCCGTGATTTAATAGAAGTTATAGACGGTGAATTCCACAATTATGGTGGAGAACGTCCCTTTTCAAAAAAAGAGCACTTTTTGCAATATGAAGATTGGCAGAATGAAAAAGGCCAAAAGGTTTATTTTTTTATAGATGAATGCCATTTATCTATGCCAACTCAAGGAACCCAGAAAGAGCTAACCGAATTTTTTAGCATGCACCGTCATTACGGTTTCGACATAATGCTAATTACTCAAAATTTTAGAAAAGTAAATCGTGACATTAAAGACATGATACAAATGTCTTATCGATGTATCAAAAAAACCCATATGGGCCAAGATGATAAATATATTTTGAAAGTTCACGATGGTGCCAGCACAAGCAATTCAACAGTTTACCGGACTGATGAAAGAACCTATGAAAGTAGGTACTTTTGTTTGTATACAAGCCATACAAAAAATAACAAATCAGTACAAGAGGCAACAAGCAAGGATGTAAAAAAATGGTATAACAACTGGACTACATGGGGCGCAATTGCTTGCATACCTTTAGGTTTTTTTGTTGTTATTGGTGCCTTAACTTCTGGTGAAAGTTTAGAAGAAAGGGCAAAAAACACTACTTCGACTAAATCTAACGACACAATTACAGAACCTTCTAACCAGCAAGTTGTTAGCAATAATACCCCTGTTTCTAATTCCCAAATTAATCCATCTACCAACAGGCCAATACCAAAACCTAAAGAACCTGAACAACCTGAACAACCAGAAGAAACAAAAACTACCAATCATCCATTTTATAAAGTCGGTTTACATATTTCAGGCTGGTCTGAATATACAGATAGAAGAAAGATTGTAAAAAATTACTATCTTTCAGCATCACAAAACGGCCAACATATTTTTGATTTATCACTAAGGGACCTAATGCTTGCAGGTTATACGGTTATCGTTCGCTCTGGTTGCATGATAGAAATAAGTTACAAAAACTTTCATGACTTCATCACTTGCGATTCTCCAAAAGTAGGCGTTTTTGATGAAGCACCACCAGAATTGTCAGAGTAGCGAGGAGGGACCCGCTTGCGGGAGGTGGCCTTGCGACTCTGGCAATACAGCCCAATTAACAACCCGTCACTGGTGACATAATGACTAGAAATCAAAAGTACGAACAAAATCAAAAAGGTAAAGGGTTAAAAAAAATAACCCTTTGGATACCTGACAACTCAGAAATCGAGATAAAGCAGATGGTAGAGTTTTTAATTGATAATCCTGACCATATACCTTTTATGGCTCGCAGCATTATAACTGGCCGTATGAAAAAGGCTGTTTAATACACCGATGGCTTTAGCCATGTAGACCGCACACAAATTTTAATTTAGCATTACCGTAAATCGGTCGTAACTAAGCGAAGCGCAGTCCCTGCCCTTAGTTACTCGATACCGCGCTTGCGCCCTTGATAAACCTATTCGGAGTTAGATAATGATTAACCATTGTGATTTTTTTAAAAGGAGTAAAAATCACAATGTTTAAATCAGAATTTCATAAACAATTTCTTTCCTTATTTGGCTATGATTATGCCAAAGGCGCTAAAGAACTTGGTGTAAGCGAAAGACAAGTACGCCGCTATGTAAAATCAGGTAAAGCCAGTCTCCCAGTAGAAAAATTAACAGCTATTATTTATCGAGGTTATTTACCTGCTACTGGAGCATGGTCAGATTGTAAAATTTCTGTCGATGATCATACAATGAGCACACCTTGGGGTAATGTAAAACCCTCTGATGTTCAGCTAGTTCAGCGATATAAATGGTCAGCAAGGAAATCAGAATCTATGTACAAAACTCTTAAGGAAAATCATAAAACTCAGGATATATATTTATCAGATTTACAAGATCAATTACTTCGTATAATAGGTGAAATTTCACAAAGGACAGGAAGCTAA